TAATCTTAATCTCTCTTTGGGAATGTCACCATTCTCATCTAACGTAGGTTCTATTCTTTTGAATCCTCTCTTCTCGTAAGTGTTTTTGAAACCATATGGGTACGTCTTTATCTCACATCTATTTGCCCAATGGGACGTCGTATCACCATTCTTATATGCATCCATACGCGATTTTTTGGTCTTCTCATCTCTTATACAAGATGGTTGATAGGCTATATAGCACGTCAATCTATTTATAGTTAAATCGTTGATATCTTCTTGTAACATTCTCTTCTTTTTGGTCATCCCTGTATTTGCATGGATGATTCTGGAATTCCACAACGTCAGGCAATTCTCATCTAAGAGTAATTTTACGACGTTATCCTTATACATATCGACTTCCTTTTCATTCAACATTATCCAATCTTTCATATGAGTTGTATCGGGAGAGAACGTTTCATGGGACCTTGGTACGAGAATGAGACCTGCATCGTCTTCACCCACCTTTTTAAAATTGTAGGCACCTTGAATAGAGTAGAGTTGATTGTATGGATTCTCATCGATGTGTAACCACGGCTTAGATTGTTGCTTGTCGCTGACGAATACACTAAATCCATCCATACTGACCATTAAATCTTCCGTCTTGAATATGTCGGCAAATACACCCTTTATGGTATTGTTTTTTCTGAGATACCACATAAAATCAGATTGGCCAAAACCGTTAAAGACCGCCATACCCTTACCAAACATCATCGGACAATTTTGTATCGTCCAAGTTGACGGATCGTCAAAGTCAAAATTTGGAGAGACGTATGTCCAATCTCTCTTGAAAAGGTCTATAGAGGTAGATACCTCTTCGGGTGCCAATATATCTCTCAGAACAACAAACCCATTCTCCTCCAAATATTTGTTCCACACCTCAACATTTTTGACGTGAAAAGATGGAGGTCTCAACGTTATAATGTTATCTTTAACATTATCGGTATTTTTTGTATCGGTAATATATGATGGAATAATCTTATTCTTTATTGTTGATGGTTCTTTGAGAGTTAAAGTCAACATATTTTATAATTTTAATAATTATATTATTGTTTAAAAACGTCTATATTAAAATTAATTTTGATACAGTGTAATCTTTAAAAATAGTGTATACATAAAATATAAAACAATGGTTCAACTCTTTCTTAAAACGTTGACTAATAGATTGATAGTTTTGGACGTCGAGAATGATGACACCATATATGACGTCAAACTAAAGATTCAAAGTCGTGAGAATAGACATCCCGATCAACAGAGAATAATATTCTGCGGGGAAGATCTTGAAGATACAAAGACAATAGGTGAATGCGATCTCACTAGCGGACCGACAATATATCTAATCTTTATAAACCCAAAAGATTAAGGAATTATTGAGACTCGCAAAGTTAAGATTCATCATAAAAAATTTATATTGTATCTTAGTTAAAATTAAATATATAAATATCCTTTATATATAATTCTTAAAATTATCAATAATTCTTAATTACCAATATCTTAACATGAATTATCTCACACAAAATAACAACATCTCCTCTCTCTCATTCTACATATACGTCACACTCCATAGGGATGACGCTATTACATCTTGTTCATCAATATCGGTAAAAAAGAACAAGAGACGTTATGCGAAGCTTATAGATAGTTTTGAACTCAAAAGACAAAGACAAAATATATATACCGGTGATATCTCTGCGTTATATGCGTTGACCCTTGGGTATGTTTTACCAAACAAAGATAAGGTTGGTAAACATTTTGAATTTAATATAACAAATAATAAGGGTGGGACAAGTCTAAACAAGGTAAAGACCATATCGACTTATAAGGATGGTTACAAGGATGGAGATGAGATCTCATATCTTTGTGGTAGGAAATATATAGACGGACCGGTTGATAAAAGGTCGATAGATAAAAAATTTATCGATAAGAGACCTAAAGATGTTATGAGGAGATTGATAGAGGTACAAGATTTGAAATTATTATCAAATGCCGATCAATACATCTTTTTTAATGGGGATAAGGATGTTATTAGCACTAAAAAAGTGTACAAAGATCTTGGAAAGAATATGGTGTTGACAAGCTATCAATATAATAAAAAAGGACCTCCAAGTAAACATGTTGTCATAAAAAAAGAGGGAGATTATTTCAACATCAAAGTATATCCATTTCGTAGGAATAACCCATTTCGTAGGAGTAAGAGTTTATCATACGATATAATAACTTTGCAATACCAATACACAGATTTCTTTTTCAAGATTTGCGATAAGACTAGAATATACGAGACTGCGGTGGGTAAGGATGATAAGAAGATTAAATATTTAACATATGAGGGAGATCTGGTGGATGGATGTACAAATTTAGATGGGGAGGAGACTAGATGGGCGTTGAAGGTAGATGATGAAAAGAATATAAAATATCATATATCGTCGATACATAGATATGATAGAAAAAACGAGGTAGGTAGTCTCCGTAATTATAAGGATGGTGTATTTGATCACAAGAGCGTCTATTTTGGAGGTCCTCATAAGATGAATGATACGATAGTCAAGACGTGGATAGAGGAACATCATTACATCATCATGTCTTTGTTAAAAACAATGATATAAGACAATACTTGGACAATGATGTGATAAGACTGATATCCCAAAATTAAATATATAAACTATTTATATATAATCTTTCAATATGGATTGTATCACAAGGATCACTACAATCAATTCTTCATCATTCTACATATACGTCGTTCTTAATGTCGGTGATGCTATAAAAAATTTAACCCCCATATCGTTAGAGAGGAATAGGAGACGTTACACAAAGTTAACAAGACATTTTAGATTCAAAAGCAAGTGTGGTATAGGAACTACCCATATTTTGGATCTAAAGTATATCCTACCAAATGGTACCATTATTGGTAGACGTCAAAGATCTTATATAACGTCATACTCTACTCCTTATGTGGGTGGTGGTGTATATTGTAACAAGTTTAATAAGGTATCTACATATAAGGATGGTTACAAAGATGGAGAGGAGTGCGAATATCATTGTACATCAAAGTCTCATAAAGATAAGATTTGTAATGATGTCTTGAAAAGATTGATATCTAAAGACTTTGATACTTTGAATGATGATGATAAGGATACATTCTTTAATGGATACACCTATATAATCTGTACAAAAAAAGTATACAAAAACCTGGGTAAGGATGTGACGTTGACCAGCTATAAATTTTCACAAGAGAAGAGCATTGTCATAAAGAGGGAGGGAGATGATATAAAGGTAAAGGTGTATAGAGAGGTATATAGATCTGGGATACGTATACTGTACAAAAATATAAAGACTCAATATATGCGTTTTAATTACGATGTGGTAGATGGAGATTATACCTTTAAAGCATTTGGTTTTGAGCTTGTTGGAAAGACTAGAACTTACGAACCGATGTTGGATAAAGATAAAAATATCACAAATTATATGGTGTATGAGGGAGATCTAAGGGGCAGGGTCGATAATTATTATCATTGCAACAACTATGATATAACGTTGAATGGAGAGGAGAGGAGGTGGAATGTTGGTGATAATGATGGGGAGGGAGATATTAGATATAATATAGCATCGATACATAGATATGACGAAGAGACAAACACGGGACATATCTCCAATTATAGGGATGGAATATTTTTTAATGAAGGTACCTATTGGGAAAAATGTCATATGTTCTTTAACGTCTTTACAAATGAATGTCATCGTGATATCATATGTCTACTAAAAAAGATTTAATCGACGTACCTTTATAAAAATAATAATCTATTTCGTGTATAAAGAATAGAGTATAAAAGATTAATAAAATTATCTTTGTAAAAATATCGATATATCTTAAACATGGATGGTTCAACAAATACTACACAGAGTACAAATAATTCTCAAAATATAGTTGTTGTAAGATCTAATCACACGTTGGAAGATTTAAAGAACTGGATGGACGTCTACAATTTTGTAGATGGTATCGACAACATTGTCGTACTACCAAAAACTACCGAAAATACAAAAGATACTTCTGTGACATCTATCGATTCTATAGATAATATCCAAAACATCACCATTGTAAAGCCAGGGTATAGGTTGCAACACCTTAAGGATTGGATGAAGAATAGTGATAATTTATACCTTGGTAGACCTTGTGTATTTTTTAATGAGAGAGAGAGATTTCCATCATCTGACATACCCAAAGATGTTTACAACGAGAAATTTTGTAACCCATTCAAAAATATAGACTTGACGATCAATTCTCGATTGTATCGATCCTATATATCTACATCTATAGAGAATGGCATTATAACTCGCAGTGATATGTTGTGGTTGGCTAGCAAAAAACAATTTGGTTATCTTCGACCCAAAGATGCCGTATGTGGATATGTGTTAAAAGATGTACTTTTGAAATATTTTTCATCATCTACTATCTTATAGTTTTGTACGACGTTGATTAAAAATAATAAATGTATATCTTATACATTAAATTTACAAATAATGCAAAAATTACTATAAACGATGCAAGACATTGCTAACTCTACCAAAGATTCCTCTATATTTTATATATACGTCACCCTATTTATAGATCAAGGTGTAGAGAATATAGATGTTATAAGGTTAGAAAACAATAAACGACGTCATGCAAAGATTACACAGACTATTCACCAAAACGATAGATACTATTATTTGGACTTTAAATATATATTGCCAAATAAAGACAAACTCGGTAGACGTCTAAGGATAAAGATATCGAAGTTCTCTGAACATTATCATCAATTATATAAGAAAACGTCGACGTACAAGGATGGGTATAAGGATGGAGTAGAGTGTAGATATACGTGTCAAACCATTATCAAGAATGATGTGCACGCTGGAAGCATAGATAGATTACTTAATATCAAAAATTTTAATCTATTGACCTATGATGATCAGCATTATTTTTTGAATAGTGATTATAAACTCTCTCAAAAGCTATCTTACTCTAATTTTGGAAGGGATCTATCTTTTACCAAATACCATCATACTCTTCCCAAGAATAAATATATTGTTATAAAAAAGACACAAGAGGATGCCAAAGTAAAGATCTATCATGGGTTTATCAAAAGAGAGGGATTATGTTATAAAAAGATTGAGACTCGATATAGAGATTTAATATTATGTGACAAGACGAGGATATATGAGAGTTTGATGGGTGATGATGGGAAAAAACGATGGTACATGATATACGAGGGTGATATCGTAATAGATCATCAACAGTATGATCATGTAAGGTTAGAGGGAGAGCAAAAAGTGTGGAGGGTGAAATGTAACAAAGATGGAACTATTGATCGTCGTATAAAGTTTATACAAAATTTTTATTCAAATACTAAAAAAGGATTTGTAGATTTTTACAAAAAGGGTGTCATTGATACGCATTGCGAGTGTGATCAATACATTCGATGTTTTAATACACTCATACAAGATCATCACAATGAGATTGTTCGTCTCTTGCAATCCATATATCGTCGCACCTCTAAAAAATCTATATGAGTTTTTAAATTTATAATAGTTTTTTAAATTATGTATAAAATATACATAATTATATAATGATGGAGAGCAATATTGACAGAGGAAATATAAACTCTCCAAAAAAACCAAAGAGGTTAAAGTTGAGATGTGATAATTGTAAGATTAAATTTTATGGGATGTCAAAGACTCAAAGATATTGCGACAAATGTTCGATGTGGATAGGTTGGTTTCTTTATAATAGTCAGAGCAATTATTATAATACTGATATCAACAACGTCACCCATACCAATAATAACCAATAATCATAATAATAGTAATAATTACTAAATATTGAACATTAAATATATAATAGCAAAGCTATTATATTAATAAAAATGTCTATTTTTAACACACGTTGATCTTGTATTTTAGATGAGAGGGAACCTCATGGGCAGATAGTAATCTATAGGATGTTTGGCATAAATTATTTTTACTATCATTAACAATCTCTTCTTTGGGTATGATATTTGAGGATATATTGATATCGACGTTTATAGCATTGGGTAATATGATATCGATGATCTTTTGTGGAACATCGATAGTCTTTCTCGGTATGTCACATGGTAGAGTGATGAATTTTTTTGCGTTGGAACAATTTTTCACAACGTCTGTATTCTTCACAATGTCTGTATTTTTTATAACATCGGTATTTTTTGTATCAACATTACTCTTTATAAAGAGAACCTTTCCATCATCACTCTTTTGTAAATTTTTATAATGATCAAAATCTTCCTCTGGAGTAGGTTTTTTGACAGATCTCGTGGGTCTCTTTTCATCCTCGTCCTTGATCTCCCCGTCACTTAAAATCGACGTCACCGACAAATTTGAAACTCCTTTACCTCGTCCACGCTTTCCCTCCTTCTTTTTTAGAGGTTGAAGAATAGAAGAATCTTTACCATCATTCATGATATAGATGATCATCCTAATACAATCCTTTATAAGGGTGTTCAACGTTATCTCACTCAACGATACAAGGTCACTATATTTCTTAATGTTCAAATTAAGCTTTTGCTTCAAGGAGGGGTTGAGGCAAAGGTACAGATACACGAATGCACATGCTGTAGAGTAGCTCTTGCTCTTTATCAAATTCTCTGTAGCGTCTTCTAGCAGCAAACAGATCTTTTTGATGTTGTCAGAATGACATTTCTCCATATCGATCTTTATCATCACTGAATCTGTAAAGTTGTAGGCCTTGGTGCTGTTCAACTTTGTTCCCTTAAAGACTCTGATATACTCTTTTATACCCTTGGACAAGGCATATCGTTTTATACCAAACTCTTTCTCAATATCCTCTATAGGGATGGCTAGATCCATATCCTTGTAGACGTTATAAAAACATGCGGCTATTAGGGCCTTGCTACCACTCTTGCGGTTAGAGGAATTGTTGATGATCTTTTTGTAACGGTCCTGTATATCTTGTTTGATATAGGCGGGGATGTTTGATTTGCACTCCTTCAATACCTTATCAACGTTGTTTCGAATGTTATCAGAACGTTTGTTGGTATTATAAGAGGACGTCTTGCTCTTGTTGTCCCACTCTGGATCAAGGGTGTATATTTGCATCTCTACACCACAATCTTCGCATACCTTCATGCCTTGTTTTGTGGTATGGTTGATGTGTCTGCATAGCTTACTGCTCTCTACGATATCATCCCTTATTATATCGTCTTGACATATGATCTCATTAAAGACCTTTAATTCCTCTAGATTATCGATGATAAGAAGATTCAACTCTTCTTCGAATGCACTCATAAATAATGTATAGGGAGAATAGAGAATAAAAAATTGAACGTCAAAAGTAAATAAATTTTTTATAACGTTAGAGAAAAGCAATGTGTGTAAGTATCTTTTAAATTTAGAGTGTAAGTCATTTTATAGATTTATTTTTTAATAAAAAAATTTAATAGTTCAAAACTTTTAAAACTCGAAGAGATGGTGGTAGATTATTTATAGGTTGGTTAAAATGGTTCCCCAAAAATAAATGTGTAAGAAACGTGGGCAAATTATCTATAGATTGATTGAACAAACATCCTAACGTTAAATGAGTGAGGGATGATGGTAATCTATCTATCTTTTGATTAAAATTTTCTCCTAAAGATAGATGGGTGATAAACTTGGGAAAGTTATCAACAAGTTGGTTAAAACCCCAATCCAATATAAGATGTGTAATCGATGAAGGTAAATTATCAACAGGGCGATCGAAACAACCAGCTAACGTTAAATGAGTGAGACACGAAGTGGGTAGATTATTTATAGGTTGATCAAAGCTATACCCTAACGTTAAATGGGTAATGGATTGTGGTAGATGATCTATGGGTTGATCAAAATGTTCTCCTGTTGTTAAATGTGTGATGGATTGTGGTAAGTTATCGATGGGTTGATTAAACTGAAATCCTAATATCAATATTTTAACAGATGACGGTAGATCATATATTGGTTGATTAAAGGAATCAGAGAGATGAATCTCTGTCACACCAGTTTGATAAAAAACAAACATATCTTTATTTATATATGTTCGTTTATCAAATGCTAGTAATTTAAAAGATTTTCCTATACCTAACGTAGGTCTATATCTTTTTGCACATACTACGTCAATATTATTGATTGTAACGTAAATATTGAGTTTGTTAAAAAAGATGGGGGTAAGTTTTTCATTCATGGAATTGGATGTCAACCTCAGATTTTTTAAAGACCTGACATCCTGTCTCTTGTGTATAGAGAAATATTCAAGGATGTGAGCAAGGATACCTGTATTGAATATATTTTCGACGAAATTTTCTGAGGCGTAGATGTCGTTTCTAAATTTAGATAACATCTTTGTGGGATTAATATTTTTATGGGGTTGATAGTTTATAATTTGCGAATTATAATGAGGGGATAACGTAAAAGTAGAGACAATATAGTTTTAAAATAGAGGCGAATATTTATAATTTATGAATTATAATATTAATTTTATCAACACTTCCTTCTTTTTTATACGCGATTATGAATAATGTATCTTAAAACTAATTTTTTATAGTATATATTTTTAACGTTCTTATTATTTTATATAACTAAAAAATAGTAATATATAATGTCTAAATCAATTAACGCAGTATCCAAGTCAACCAACATGAAGTTTAAAATTGTACCAAAGAGTGCATCAAAATCTGCCAACATTGTTCCTAAATATACAGATGATGATAAGGTAGTTGCAAAAAAAGTGTTGGGAGATCTTCGTAGGTTACAAGGAAAGGATAGTGATGATAAGAATACAAAAAAAATCAATGTAAAGGTATTGAGTAAGGTTGAAGAGAAGAAGCCTATAGAGAGAAAGGATATAGATAACCTTATTCCATCGAATCTATGCTTACCAGTCAATCTTTTAAAACTATTAAAGGATGATTACATCATAGGTGTCACCTATAAACTCGACAATAGTAGATCTCATGCCGGTACCAATGACACTATTAACATAACGTGTACCTATTTCTATGTATTGAAAAAGAGTATAGTAGAGGACGATGTGAATTATAGAAATAAGGATCTGTATGAGGGTAAATTGAAGAACAACCCTAACGTCGACCAACGTAAGGGTATAGATATGATACATTGTATGATGTGTTCCAGCAACGTCAGTGACCCTTTAAACCTCTACAATACAAAGATATCAGTCCCAAATTATACAAAGGACTACCAAAGCAAGAATACGGTATACGTCAACCAATATGTCTATGTGAGACACAGCGTCCACCTATATAATAGGAATCAACTAACATCATATAAGAAAGAGCTTGAACCAAGGGAGGAGGTAAAGAGATTGATAGATCAAAAATATTTTGAGTAGACGTTTAGATTTTTATAATATTATATACATATATAATGTAATGTCAGGTTTATTGTATAAATTTATAATACTTTAATTTTTTTCATATTTGAACATTTCAAGTATAGGAACCTAAAAAGAAGGTTCCTATATTTGTAAAATTTATAGGTTATATAAATTTTATAAGAAAAAAATTATATAGAAATAAAGAATCTCTCATCTAGTTTGTAACAAATATAGGAACCTTCTTTTTAGGTTCCTATATTTGTAAAATTTATATAACCTATAAATTTATAAGAAAAAAAATTATATAGGAATAAAGAATCTCTCATCTAGTTGTAACAAAGATAGGAACCTTCTTTTTAGGTTCCTATCTTTGTAAAATTTATAGGTTATATAAATTTTCATTATTTATTATCTAATGGATTTCTAAATTTTACATATATAAAACACCTTGCATGATCATGTGTTTTATAACTTAAACCATTTTCATCAAAAAATGGGTACATCATTTGAGGTAATAATGACACGTCACCTAAATGTTCTGCACAACGTTGAGATAATTTTGTTCCTTTTATCTTATCTTTCTTCTTTCTCGTAAAAATTAAAAAAGTCTCGCAATACATCTTTACAGAATCTGTTGATAAAACTTTAATCTTGTCAATATTATTTTTTAGATAAGATTTACAAAATTGTATCATCATATGTTCCTTATCCTTTATTTTATTAAAGTTAGTGTTTTTTATAAAATCATCTACGTTTTCATTCACGTGCTGTTTAAATTCTACAATGTGGTTAATTTGTTGATCTATTTGAAATTCTTTTTCATTAAGTGACGTCTCTGAACCTTTGTTTAGTTGACGTATTATCTCATCATACATAAAATCCGGTAATGGTGCTACACCATGTATATTAGTATTCATAAGGATCTGACATCTAAATATATCCCCATTATAATCTATTATCGTTGGACCATTCATATATTGACCATCATATCGGGCATCTATGTCGACGTCAAACAATTTTATCTTTGATAGATCACGATTTCTCAGACCAATCGTTTGTCGTTCGTTAGGTCTTAAATATAAATGATATCCTCTATTTATAGTTATCATCGTTATAGATTTTCCTCTAAAATTATATTTTTCACACACCTCTATATATTTGTTAAATGTGTTACCTGTATTATCTATATTAATACCCAATATATTGCCATATATCTCACCCGTAAGGATAACGACAGAATTTGCTCCATATTTGTACTGTGATTCAGTATATATATTGTCCTTATATACAAAATCGGATATAGTGGGATATTTTCCATCCTCATAATCCAATAATTCAAAGTTCATACCATTCTTCAGAATGGATTTTTGTGTCTTGAATGACCTGTTATTATACATGTATG